CTTGGTGTTATCGCCAAGAGGTTCCAAGAGATGCACCCGGATGGGGCTAATCTGGAAATGGGTAAGGCTGTGTTGAGCAAGGCTGTGGGTGGTACAGACGCGACATTCCAAGGCTTCATGAATGTGCTGAGTGAGTTGAGCAAGTCGAATGCAGATGTGGGACGTGTGCTTGATGCCTATCGTGATGTGCAGGCAACGCAGGTGGGTCGCCTTCAGCAGATGGGTAATCGTGCTAAGTTCAAGAGCAATGCAGAGAACACCGTGGGTGGGGCCGAAGGCTCTAAGCTGTGGCAATCTCTGGAGCAGAATGCCAAGGACGGCATGAAGCAACAACTCAAGTATCTGGAGTCGGTGAACAAGTGGAGTGAGATGACGGATGCTCTGAACAAGAG